TTATCGTGAAGCATGGCGGCAACCAAAACGGCACATGGCTGCATCCAAACTTGCCATCCATTTCGCCCGCTGGCTTGACCCGCGTTTTGCCGTTTGGTGCGACGAGCAATCGAGCAGATTCTTGGAGGCCGTCTGAAAAGCCGAATCCCGCACGACATCCGACGAACGTACCGCGCTGCGGCAGGCGGTGTCCGCTTTGGTGGGGCTGCGCGGGTGGACTACTCCACGGCCTACAATATGGTGCATCAGCGTTTCGGCGTGGAGGCCATCGAAGACATTCCGCGCGAATCTCTGCCCGATGCGGTGCGCTACGTCCATGCGCTCACCTTTGGACAATGCTTGACGGGCGAGGTGCTGGAAAAGATTGAAAGGCCGTCTGAAAAGCAGTTTTCCGCCGATGAAATCCATGCTATCGGGTGTGCGCCAAGTATTTGGGCGGACTGCTCGGAGTTTCTCTATCCGCTTTCCGATGCGCTGCGCGGTGTGGGCAGCCGTTTTTCCGGCCGTGCTTTTTTCGCTGGCGCAGGAGCCGCATTTTTGGCTGGATACGGTGCAGCGGGCTTTGGCCAGGGTAAACGGGTCTGCGGTGCGCGGTTTGTGATGTGAACATGGTTTTTCCCTGTGCGGCCGTCTGTTTTCAGGCGGCTTTTTTGCTACATAACGGGTTCGTAGGGCGGCCGTATGGTGCTTTTGTCGGCCTGCTCTGTTTGGGCTTCGCGCTGTTTCTGCCGCGCTTGGGCGGCGGCAAATTCTTCTGCCATGCGCAGGTAGTTTTCTTTTGCGGGGGTCGGGGGCAAAGACGGCGGGCTTGATTTCCTGCCGCTCTATGCTTTGCACGGCGGGGTGTTCGCAGCCGCCGGATATGGCCAAGAGGGCGAGGGTGGCGGCGAATACCGCCCATGCTGTGATTTTTTCGAGGCTCATGTTTTTTCCTTTTTCCTTTTTCCTTGTTTTTTCAGGCCGCCTCCCCGCACCTGTTCGCGGGGAGGCCGTCTGAAACGGCGGTTTCTTCGTACCGCCCGCGCCGCGCCTGCCAAGGATTGCTTGTGAGGTAGGCAGGCCGCGCGTGGTCGGGGTTTGCTGCGGCGGAACTTGCCGTGCCGCGCCCACTGTCCGACTGACGGCGCGGCATTGTCGGGGTTTGTTTGTTCGGGTTATGCGGGGTGGTTTTGTTCCCATTGGTATTCGTCGATTTGCTCGGCGATTTGTTCGGCGGCCTGTTGTTCCAGCACCTGCATGATTTCGTTCCATGCGGCGGTGCTGACTTTGCGGTAGAGGGTGTCGATGGTTTGGCCTGCGCTCATGTGGGCGGCCAGCTCGGCGGCGGCGGCTCTTTGGGCATAGGGGCGGGCGATGAGGAAGCGGATTCGTTCGTCGCTGATGTTCATGCTGCTTTCCTTGTTTGGATTCGGGGGTCGCTGCCGCGCATGAGGGGGCGGCTTTGAGGGCGCAATACTCCGCCCATGTGGGTATCGGCAGGGGCAGGGCGAGTGGCGGCCCGCCCATCAGCTCCAAGGTTTCTTTGTTGAAGGCTTCAAAATCGCTTTGGCCGCAGCTTTCGTAGTCTTCTTGGCAGAGGTCGTCGGCTTCCACCCATGCGGCCAGCAGTTCGGGCAGGCTGTGGCGGCTGTGCCATTGCGCCTGCTGATACGCGGCTTCGTTGGCTCTTTCTTCTTCGTCTTCTGCGGCTTCGGCCAAATCAAGGGCGCGGTAGTAGGCGGCTTCCAGGGCAAGGTGGTAGCCGTCGGCGCGGCTTTGGATGTCTGCGGTGTTCATGACGGGCTTCCTTGGGTGGGTTGTTTTGATGGGTGTAGTATAGCAAAGCTAGCGAATACATCAATAGCAAAGATAAGATTTAATGTAGCAGAGTTAATATAGCATTGATTTTATTGATAACAAAGTTTTCGGCAGGCGCAAAAAAACCGCCCTTGCGGCGGGGCAAGGGCGGGGGGCGGGGATTGGGCGGATGGCAAAAGGCCGCCTGTTTTCAGACGGCCTGCGGTATCTGCGATTTATACCAAAAAGCAGGGTGTGGCTTTTTGGTATTTAAAACAAGCCCGGCTGCATTTCGGGCGGCAGTTCTATGTCTTCAACCGACATGGCTTTCAAGTCCAGCCTGGCTGCTGTGTTCAGTAGGTTTTTATCGTGGGAGATAACGGACTGTGCGCTGTTGCTTAGGGCGATTGCGATAATCTGACGGTCGATTTTGATTTTTTGGCGCGGTTCTTTGCTTTCTTCGTTTGGCAGGTTTTTGAGCCTGTCGGAGATGATGGCGCAGACGGCCGCGCTTTTCATATCGAAAGGCAGTATTTTGAAAATCCGGCTTTTCGCGCCAAACAGTTGCAAAAATTCCTGCCGTTTGGCGGGGCTTGGTTCGCCGATGAGAAACTCGGATAGCACGGGGGCGGGTATGCCGAAAATGCCGCCTTGTTCTTTTTGGCATTCAAACAGGTGCTTCATCCTGATGCTGTGGTCTTCCTGCCCGCCCTCGGGGCGGTAAAGGAAAACCAAGGCGTTGTTGTCCAGCACGATCATAAGCTGCCGCTCCTTATGGCTTCGATTTTCTGGATTGGGTCGGCGGTGCGCCCCCACTCGGAATCAATCAGGCGGAATTTTGCTAAAAATGCGTCATAATCGGCTTCGGGTAAGACTTCAAAGCTGTGTATTTTGAATCTGCCGCCCACGGGCTGCCATTTGAGGCTGTGGGCATCGAGTTTCAGCAGGCCGCTGCCGGTGCATTCGATGTAGTCAAACAGGTGTGCGCCGATACGGCGGGCAAGGTCGGTGCTGTCGATGGTAAGGCTGACTTCGCCGTTTTCGGTGAGCAGCTTCATGGGAACGGTTTCGTCTTTGCCGCCGATGTTGATGACTTTGCCCCTGAATGTTTCTTCTTGGAAGACTTCGTATTCGTAGGTTTCGGGCTTGGTTTCGGGAATCAGGCTGCGGACAAATCCGTCCGCTGTGTGTATTTTGGCGCACAGGCCGTAATGCGAAAGGGTTTTTTTGATACCGGCCAAATCTGTTTCGCTTTTGGACATTAAGGCGGCTGCAATCGCGGTTTCTTTGCCTGCGGGCACCCTGACTGCAAGCTGCGTGCAGCCCTCTGTTACGCCTGCAAACAGTATTTCCTGCGGCGCAATGTCTTTGCTTTTGAGCAGTTCCACCATTTGGGCAAACAGCTTGCCTACTGCGGCGGCGGGGGTGGTTTCAGGGGTAAGCCGCTGTGTTGCGTCGGGCATTGAAACGCTTAGGGCGATTACCCCGCTTTCGATGTTTGGCTTCATGCGGCCTCCTGAAAAAAATGAAAAAGTTACTGAAATTATCCTGTTTTTAAATGCCGGCGCAACTGTTTTTACTTTCAGGCGGCCTGCGGGCTAGGGCTTGCGTTCGGCGTATTCGCGCACGGCGCGGACAACCAGGTCGATTTGGCTGATGCCCAGCCTTTGGGCGGTTTCCTCGATTAGCGCGATGTCTTCCAGCTTCATTTTGAAGGCTTTGTTTTTTACACCGCGCTTTTGGTCGGATTTCTTTTGGATTTCGTGTCTTGACAGTGCCATGATGATTCCTTTAAGATTTTGAGTAACGGCAGGGTGTCGTTACCACCCCGCCGCTTCTCAAAGGTTAATAGGCGTTAGCCGATAAAACCATGAGAAGAATAAAAATGAGCCATTTCATTTTTCATTCTCCTGAAAGTGCCCTTAAAGCAGGATTGCAGGTTGGGCGTTTGTCCTATCGGTTCTTGTTCAACCGATGGGATGTATTATAGCCTAGCTTACTAATTTAAGCAAGCACTTTCTGCGTGAAAGCCCCGTATTTACGGGGCTTTTCGCTTTTGCGGCGGCTCAACCTTCTGCCAATTTATTCAAGGCTGCTTTGAATACGGCGGTTTGGGTTTCGCCGCGTTCTGCCGCCAGCCGCTCCAGTAGGGCTATGGTGTCGGGGTCGAGCGCAAAAGACTTCTGGCGTATGCCGTGTTTCTCGCGGCTTTTGCGGTTGTAGGCGGCTTGGTCGTATTTTTTCGTTTCCATGATTGATTTTCCAGCAAAGGTTTTGTATATTAGGCGGAAGCAGGAGGAGCGGCAACTCCCCCTGTCTGGTACTACGTTACCAAGCTGATTGCCACATCAGCAAGAATAACACCAGAAAAATTACTTTGATGAAGGTACTCATCGGGTAATCCTTCCTGTGTAACGCCCCCGAATTATCAGGTTTGGGGGCTTTTCCTTTGTTGCTCTTCACAACAGGGATAATTCTAATACACATTAGAATAATATGCAAGCACTTTTGCAAAAAAACCACGGATTTTCCGTGGCTTTTTTGTGGCTAAAGCAGGGAGCTTAGTTTTCAACCAATGAAATCAGCATAATTTCATACGGAGTAAGTGTCCTGCTCCGCCCTTGCGGCTTGTAGAAGACTTTTACATCGGCGCGAAACTCGAACTTCCCGTCAATGTCTTCATGGGAAATTCCATCTGCAAATGTTAATTTCAAGCGTCTGGTAATATGCGGCGGCATAAGTGCCTCCCAGCCTGTATCGCCGTCGCGGTTTAATTTGCGTATGTTTAAATCAATATCGTAGAAATCGCGCGATGACGATTCCGGATCAATATTCAACGAGCCGGGTACGGATTCGATTAAGCCCGCATCAAGTGTCGGCAAGTCTTCGTTTTTCCCTCCAAAACTTATGCTGCTTCCTTTTTCTTTCTTGGCAGGTGCAATCACGTTTACAGCCTCTTTGGCTATGCTTTTGTGCGCTCCCACGGTTGATTTGATTATTTCAACAAATTGCTCCGGGGACTTTTCAACCGTTTCCGCGCCAATCTGAATAATAGTATTGTTTTTTATTTCAATGTGGTTGGCATCTTTTGACGAATCGCCCTTTGCCCACGCAATCGCTTTATAAATGCCAAAAACCAGCATCCCCCCGATTAGTATGCTGCCAATTTCCACAGGATGCTCCCTTAAAACTCCGTTCATATATTTGCTGAATTTTATCATCTCCTCTTCATTGCCGAATACGACGGAAACGATGAAATCTTCCCAAATGCTGCCGGCCTGAATTTCGTTTACCAACAGCTCGGTGCGCAATACCTGAACATTTGCGATTGTTCCCAGCAGCTTGGGCATTCTGGCAGTTATTTTTTCCAAAGACTGCAAAGACGTAACCAATTCTCCGATTTGCACCGGACGATCTGTGCGGAAATAAAGTGAAGCGGGAAGTTGGTAAATATGTTCGTTTGCGGCGGTTGATGCAGCCATATTAATTCTCCTGATTAAGCCAAAGAAACTTTAACGGGTTTGTTCGCCGGCTCAAAACGTACCCAGCGTCCAGCGGCCTTTGACGCGGCCGCAGATGCGGATGTGTTCGAGGCTTTCGGGGGGGATGGTTTCCACGGGGTAGGCTTTGTTGTCGGAAATGATGTTGAGGCCGCCGCCGATGAGTGCTTGCAGGCGTTTGATGCGCAGGCCGGAGGCGGTGGCGATGACGTAGATGCCGTCGCCTTCGTAGCAGCAGACGGAGCTGTCGGCAAAAACGATGTCGCCGTCGGAGATGGTGTCTTCCATGCTGTCGCCTTTGGCGTTGATGACGCGCAGGCTGTCGAGGCTGCCGCCGAATTGCTGTTTGGCCCAGGCGCGGGCAACAACGACAAAATCAATCACGGCATCGGGATCGTCGGCTTCGATGCCCGCGCCCATTTCGCCGGTGGCGGCCAGACGGGGGACGGAAAGCCAGCCCGCACGGACAACGGGGGTGTCGCTGCGGTAGGCGTGCCCCGCTTCGCCGTCGAGCCAGCCGCGCGGAAGGTCTAGGGCGGTTTCTATATTGGCTGCCGCACCGTCGCCGATATTGCGGTATCCGTTTACCCATTGATTTACCTGTGCCGCCGCTTTGCCGATGGCGCGGGCAAATTCTGTCTGATTACCGTTATAGTTTTCTTCAATAAGGGTTTTAACCCGTTCTAATCTATTCATTTTTGTCTCCTTGTCATTTTTAACAATTTTAAGCATTGCTAAAAATAACAAGGCTACTATTCTTGTCGTATCTTTGCTATACTATCTCGCATTAAATAAGAAGCAATGCTATATGAAATTAATTGATTATTTGAGCGGCGGAGTTTCCGCCTCCGAGTTGTCAAAAAAAGTGGGAGTCAGTCCCGCGTTTTTATGGCAAGTCAAAAACGGACACAGAAAAATGCCGCCGAAATATTGCCCGAAAATCGAGCAGGCGACGGGCGGGCTGGTTTCGCGCAAAGACCTGCGGCCTGACGACTGGCACGAGATTTGGCCTGAATTGAAGGAGGTGTGAGATGGAGACGAAGCGGTTGAAGCTGAAAAAGAAAGAGCGCAAGCGTTTGGAGAAGCTGGCGTGGAAGAAGGCGCGCCAAAGCAAGGCTGCGCCGTTTGATGTGCTTTTGTCGCTGGAAAACGCTTTGCTGTGGCTGGAGGATTACCGCTCTTTTTCCAAGCGTTCGCGCACTGCTTCCAAGTGAAGCGCGGTTTGTTCGATAAAGTCGGCGATGGTTTGCGCGCTTTGCTTGATGAAGACGGGCTGCGAGCCTTTCAGAAACATGTCGGGCTTGGCCTGTATGGCTGCTTTGGCGATTTCTACGGCCTGATTGTAAGCAGATTCATTCATTTCAAATTCTCCGTGGAGGGTTGTTGGTGGAACTTCGATTCTACACGGATGAATGACAAAGCGGACAGACGCTTGACGGCACGGACAGACGGCAAAAAAAGCCCCCGAACGGGTCGGGGGAACGAAAGAACTATATCACTTCACTCAATGAAATTGAGGAGGAAATTATGCCCTTGAAACCTTTGAAGCGCAACAGCCAGTGTGCGCGTTTGTTGGAATATTTGCAGGCGGGCGGCTCGGTTACGAGTTTTGAAGCCTATGCGAAGTTTGGCATTACGCAGCTTGCCGCGCGGATTACCGAATTGGAAGGGCGCGGGGTGGTGATTGCCCGCGCGGGCGAAGAAAACAACGGGGCGCGTTATGTGCGCTATTCGATGGGAGTTGAAGCATGAGTATGTCTTTAACGGCGAAAGCCATGAGCCTGAAAGTGGGCAATGCCATCCGCAAGCTGGTGTTGCTGAAGCTGGCCGATCAGGCCAATGACAGGGGGGAATGCCGGCCTTCCTATGCTTCCGTGGCCGAGGCGGCGGAGTGTTCGAGCAGGGCGGTAATCAACCATATCCGCTGGCTGGAGGAATACGGTTTTTTACGGATTGAAAAACGGAAAATCGGACACGGCCAAAATCTGACGAATGTTTACCATCTGACGCTGGAAAACGGAAGGAGCGGGCTATGAGGCCGTCTGAAATGTTGAAGCTGCACGGCAGGCCGATTGCCTATTTCCCGCAGCTTGCCAAGCCGCTGGGCGGCGTGAATGCGTCGATTCTGTTTTCCCATTTCTTCTACTGGAACGACAAAGGCGAGAGCGATTTGGGCATTTACCGCACCGCCGAAGAGATTGAAATGGAAACGGGATTGAGCGTGCAGGAGCAGCGCACCGCGCGCGCCAAGCTGCGCGAGCGGGGGGTGTTGGTTGAAACGGAAAAACGTATCGAACACCGGATTTACTACCGATTGGATTTGGACGCTTTTGATGCGCTGATGCTGCAACATTCGGGAAGTGGGGAATCAACAGCCCCGAAATGCAAAAGCAACAGCCCCGAAATGCAAAAGCAACATTCGGGAAGTGAGGAATCAACAGCCGACGAAATGCAAAATCAACATTCGTATATAAGAACAGAAGACTACCAGAAGACTACAGCAGTAGATTACAACAGAAATATTACGCGCGAGGCGCGTTGTGTGTCTGCCAACCGGCCTTCGGAAAGTCTTGCAGACAGGCCGTCTGAAAAACCTGCCGCACCGCCGAAACCCGCCAAGCCTGCCAAACGCCAACCTTCCGCCGCACGGCGTGAGCTGGATGCGCTGAACCTCTTGGCCGATCGGGGCATAGACGGGGATTTGGCGCGGGATTATCTGGCGGTGCGCAGGGACAAGCGTTCGGCCACGCTGACGAAAACCGCGCTGGATGGCTTGGAGCGGGAGGCAAACCGTGCGGGTTTGTCGCTGGAACAGGCATTGACGCTGTGTTGCGAACGCGGCTGGGTGGGTTTTTGTGCACAGTGGCTGCACGAACACCGCAATCCGGCCGTGCGTGGAAACTCCGTCAAAGACACGCCCATCCACACCGTCGGCGGGGCGTTTTTAGCGAAGGACGTGTTGTGAAATCCGTCGGCGAAATGATGAAAAGCAGCCATACGCTGGCCGCCATGCTGACCCCGCTCAGCGAAACGCAAAAGCATTGCGACAGGCACGGCACGGACTACACCGAGCGCGTTTACCGCCGCTACACGCAGGGCTGTCCCGAGTGTGCGAAAGAGGCGGAGCAGCAGCGCAGGCAGGCCGAAGAGGCGGCTCTTGCGGCAAGGCAGGCGGAGCAGCAGCGCAGGATCATCGAGCAGCGTATCGGCATGGCACGCATCCCCAAACGCTTTGCCGAACGCACCGTCGCAGGCTACTGCGTGGATGCGGACAACCGGCCGCAACGCTACAACATCGAGCGCATCAAAGCCTATGCGCACGAGTTTTCACAAGGCCACAGCGGCCGCAATCTCGCCCTGCTGGGCAATCCGGGAACGGGAAAAACCCACCTTGCCTGCGCCGTTGCCCGCCACGTTATCCGCAATTGCGGCGGTATGGCGCGGTTTTGCAGCGTGTCGGAACTCAACCGCACGGTACGCGAAGCCAAAAGCTACGGCAGTGCCTACACCGAATCGCAGATTATCGCGGCATTCGGCGGCTATGATTTGCTGGTGATCGACGAGGTGGGCGTGCAAAGCGGCACGGATGCCGAAAGCCGCGCCCTGTTCGACGTGTTCAACGAACGCTATCAGAACTGCCGCCCGACCATCCTGATTTCCAATCTCGATTTTAACGGCCTGCGCGAAGCAGTCGGCGCACGGATTGCCGATCGTGTGAAAGAGGACGGCGGCGAAGTGCTGGTCTTCAACTGGGAAAGCTACCGGCAATGAAGTGCCTGCAATGCCAACACGCCGATTTGCGCACGGCGGCAGAGCGCGGGCTGACCGGCCTGCTGGTGTGCACGGTATCGCGCGAAAAGGGCTGGCGGTGTCTGAATCCGGCCACGGAGTGCGAAAACGGGCGTTTTCAGGCGGCAGGGGCGGAAGCGGTGCGCAAGCGGGCGGAGTGGCTGCAAAGGCGCAGGACGGTAAGGATAGAGGCCGTCTGAAAACAAAGAAACGGGGATTTTTGCTATGAAAACACTAAGGCCGTCTGAAAGCCTGCTGATCCGCATCAACGGCATACCGCAGGGCAAAGGCCGTCCGCGCTTTACCAAGTCGGGACGCGCCTACACGCCCGCCAAGACGCGCCGCTACGAAGCGGCCGTGCAGGAAGCCGCGCTGGCTGCCGCCGCGATACAGGGTTTTGTGAAGCACGATGGGGATACGCCGCTGGAAGCCTGCATTACGGCATGGTTTCCGATTCCCGCGTCGTGGCCGAAGAAGAAACGCGAAGCGGCGGCGGCGGGCGGAATCTATCCGACGGCCAAACCGGATGCGGACAACCTCTGCAAAGCGATACTCGACGCGCTCAACGGCATTGCCTACCGCGACGACAAGCAGATCGTGTCCTGCCATGTGTGCAAACGCTACACCTGCCGCGACGACGATACGCCGCGCGTGGTGGTGCATATCGCGCCGATGAAGACTTTGGCGCAACTGCGCGAAGCGGCGTTTTCAGACGGCCTGCGGGAGGGATGGGATGGCAATTGAAGCGGCGGTGGTGCGCACGCCGGTTTGGGACAAGGTGGAGATTGGGCAGTTTTCAGACATCGAGTGCTTTATCCAGCAATGTCAGTGCAGTTTGCACATCGCCTTGTGCGGCGCGGGCTTTAAAGCGGTTTTCGGCATCAAATTCCGCCAGCATCACGGTTGCGGCTTCGTCCATCAGTTTGTTCACGCTCATGCCGCGCGATTCGGCCAACAGGCGCAGGCGGCTGTGTTTTTCATCGGGAATGCGTAGGGTTACGGTCGTCATCGTTGCTCCAACAGGGTTTCGGGCGTGCAGATTTTGATTTCGGGAAAGATAAGCTGGCTGTGTGCAAAATCTTTCAGATTGCGGGTGGCGATATATTGCGCACGTCCTGCTACGGCAAGCTCAATCAGGTGGTTGTCGCCTTCGTCGCGCAGATTGGGCCGCCAAAGGTAGTAAATGCGCGTCCATTGGGCAACGGAAAGCAGGGCGTTCAGCACTTGGTTGCGCTCGGCAAGGTTTAGGGGACAGCCTGCAAACACATCTTCCCGTGCGATCAGGTCTTCATATTCTGCCAGTAGGGCAGAGCCGACAAGCGGGATAAAACGCTTTTGCAAACAGGCGGCAAGCAGCCGGTTTGAACCGCGCGAACCCATGTACGCGCCAACCAGGATATTGGTATCTATCACAATTCTCATAGGAGCATGATAGCACATATGCTGTCAAAAACAATAGCGGCGACAAGGGTGGAAACCGCTTACGGCGGGTAGGGGGCTGCGGCGGATTTTTAATAAAACATATTTTAAACAATGTGTTGTATTTTTTATTTTGGCGGAAACGGCGATGAGGAATGTGGATGACGGCGATTTGCGCGCGCTGCGGCATCTTTTGCCGGCGAGCGTGGCGCAGATGGCGCAGGTGGCCGGCTGGGATGCGGTGCTGCGTTTGGTGTCGCGTTTTGGCGGCGCGAATTTTCCGGTGGGAAAAAACAGCACGGCGGCGGGCAGGCGGCTGCATGAGCGGCTGGCGGAGGAAATCGGCGAGGAGGCGGCCTTGCGCTTGGGGCGGGCATATGGTGCGCAGCGGTATTTGTGGCTGCCCAAATGTGATGCCGTGCTGCGCGAGCTGCGCGACCGTGCCATCCGGCGCGGCTTCGACCGGATGACGGGCGAGGGGATGGGGGCGCATGAGGCGGCCGCGCTTTTGGCTTTGGAACACAATCTGACGCAGCGGCGGGTGTGGGACGTATTGAAAAAAACCGACAACACGCAACTGCCTTTGTTTGGAGATATGGAAGATGCACGATAAGGATACATACACGCGGCTGCGCCGGCTGTATATCAACGGGGCGACGCTGGACGAGGCTGCGGCCGAATGCGGCATGGGGCTGCGCACGGCGGAGCGGCGCAAGGCCGAGGCCAGGGACTCGGGCGACAACTGGGACATGGCGCGGGCGGCGGCAACGCTGACTGGTGCGGAAACGGTGGCGCAAAGCATTCTGCGCGGGATGATGCGCCAATACGAGCAGGCGGCGGGCGATTTGGAGGCGGATACGTCGCTGTCGGCGGTGGAGCGGGTGGACGCGCTGGCGACGCTGGCCGATGCGCTGGTGAAAACAGTGGCGGCCAACAAGCGTTTGATGCCGGAAACATCCGAGCTGGCCACTGCATTGAAGGTGCTGGAAATGCTGTATGCCTTCGTGCGCGAAAAACATCCCGCACACCTGCCTGCCTTTGCCGAAATCATCGAACCCTTCGGCGCACAGTTGGAGCGGGAATTTAAGTAGGCCGTCTGAAAACGGCAGGATGTTTTTAACTTTGAAAGGAATCAGGATGTCTGATTACGCGCCCGCCGTTCCGGACAGCTATCTGTCCAAAGCCACACCGAAAAACAAAGAAGCCGAGAGCCAATAGCAAAAAAAAACGAGCAAAACTTTTTTCATCATGAAATCCAAAGGCTTTTTAAAAAACCTTGCCGCGCTGGCGGCCGACCTGCGCCGCAGCATCGAGGCGGAGGTGGAGGGCTTCGACGCTTCGCCCGCTGCGGTGGCACAGCGGCGCAAAAAGGTGTTCGACCCGGTGCACGGTTATGAGTATTTCGTAAACCATTATTTCCCGCACTATACCCGTTCGCCGCACAAGTCGCAGCTTCACGAGTATCTGTTTGAGAGCCTGCCCGCCGTTTTGAGCCATCCGCAAAACCAAACGCTGGCCTTGGCCGCGCCGAGGGGCGAGGCAAAATCAACCATGGTGTCGCGCCTGTTTTCCTTGTGGTGCATCGTAACGGGGAGCAAACACTACATTGTTCTGATTATGGACAGCATCGACCAGGCTTACCCGATTTTGGAATCCATCAAGGCCGAACTGGAAGCCAACCCGCGCTTGAAAACCGATTTCCCCGAAGCCTGCGGGCAGGGGCGCGTGTGGCAGGCGGCTACGGCGGTTACGGCCAACGGCATCAAGCTAGAAGCGGCCGGCAGCGGCAAACGCCTGCGCGGACGCACGCACGGTGCATACCGCCCCGACCTTGTGATTCTCGACGACATCGAAAACGACGAAGCGGTGCGCAATCCCGCGCAGCGCGACAAGCTTGAAGACTGGCTGAAACAGTCGGTGTTGCAGCTCGGCGGCGTGGGGCAGAAGTTCGACGTGGTGTATATCGGCACGATTCTGCACTACGACAGCGTGTTAAACCGCACCTTGAACAACCCGATATGGCATTCGGCGCGTTTCAAGGCGATGATTGAATGGCCGGACAATATGGATTTGTGGCAGGAATGGGAAACCATTTTGTGCAACAACGGCAAGGCGGGCGAGGCGATGGCGCAGGCCTTTTACGAGGCGCACCAAGCCGAGATGATGGCGGGCGCGCAAACCTCTTGGGCGGCGCGGGGCGTGTTGGATTTGATGAAAATCCGCGCCCGCGACGGCCACGCGGCCTTTGATTCGGAGCTGCAAAACGACCCCGTGAGCGGCGAAGACGCGGTGTTTGCCAATATTTTGGACAACTGCTTTTACAGGCCGTCTGAAATTCCGCCCGACGCGGTGCGCTTCGGCGCACTCGACCCCTCTTTGGGCAAAGCGGGCGCGGGGCGCGATCCGTCGGCCATTCTGGTGGGTTCGTTCTGCCGCGAAACGGGTGTGCTGTATGTGGAAGTCGCCCAAATCAAAAAACGCCTGCCCGATCTGATTATCGAAGATGTGATTGCCTTGCAGAAAAAGTACGGTTGTCAGGTGTGGGCGGTGGAAACGGTGCAGTTTCAGGAGTTTTTAAAAACCGAGCTGGTGCGGCGCGGCGCAGAGCGGGGCATACCCGTGCCGGCGCGGGGCGTGAAGCCCAATGCCGACAAGCTCTTGCGCATCGAGAGTTTGCAGCCGCACATTGCCAACGGCCTAATCAAATTCGACAAAAACCACACCGCGCTGCTCGACCAGTTGCGCCACTTCCCAAAAGCCCCGCACGACGACGGCCCCGACGCGCTGCATATGCTGTGGATACTGGCCTCAAACGGCATTCGCCAGCAGGCCACGCGCCGCGCCATCGATCTGCCGCCGCCTTCTTTGAGTATTTAGTAAAAACGGGTCAAGACCCCATGGAGCAAACTATGTTTTGGCAAAAGAAAAAACAGGCAAAAGCCTTCAAGCAGGAATTGAAAACGCTGGTGGCCGATACTGCCTACGCGCTGGACGCGTTTTCCGCCGAAAGCAGCGACGAGCTGCTCGACCGGCTGCAACTGTCCCGCGCCGAGGCCTATTCCGCCGTGTCCTCCGACGACGAGGTAGAAAGCTGCAAGGAAGACCTGCGCACGGCGATGACGGCCAGCGGCTGGCGGCTGTACGGCGAGGGAACGGACGACGCGCAGACCGACCGCATCTACCGCTGCATCCGCCGCCATCTGGGCGCGTTTGTGGAGCTGGTTTTAACCGCGCGGCTCAACGGCTATGCGGTAGGCCGCTATGTGTGGAAGGTAGAAGAAGACGGCTTTATCACGCTGGACAAGGTGCGCGACCGCCGCGACGAGCTGGAAAAATACGTCCCGCAGCGCGACGGCGGGCTGAAATACCGTGGCGAAAACGGCGAAGAGCTTGTTGATACCAATGTGCTGCATCTGTTTCTCGCCAACAAGCCCACGGCGAAAAACCCTGCCGGCGAAATGACCGTGGCGCGGCTCTATCCCGCCGTCGCCCTGCGCAAACAGGGCATCCAATACGCCTACCAGTTTATCAAACGCTACGGCCAGCCCTATCTGGTGGGCAGATATGCCAACGCGCTGGATGACAATGTGAAGACGGTGTACGGCCTGATAAACGGCGGCGCGGCCACGCTCTCGTCCGAAGACAGCATCGAGATGCTTACCAACCCCGCCACGGGATCGGCATTCGGCGAAATCGAAAAGCTGGCCAACGCCCGCATCCAAAAGCTGCTTTTGGGCAAGGTCAAAACCTCCGAACTCAACAGTGGCAGCCGTTCGGCGCAGCAGATTGAGGAAAACGCCCGCCAAGACCGCATCGAGGCCTATCTGACCCTGCTCTCGCTGGCCGTGCAGCACGCGGTGGACGCGCTGCTTATGGTTAATGCCCAATGGGGCGTGCCCGTGAAACACCAAGGCGGGCTGTGGTTTGAGTTCAACGAAGAAATCAAAGTGGACAAGGCGCGGGCGGAGCGCGACAAAATCTACGCCGACATAGGGCAGCTTCGTTTTACCGAGGAATATTACGAAAAAGTGCTGGGCTTCGAGCCTGAACACTACGAATTGGCACAAAACCCGCAGAGGCCGTCTGAAAACCGCGCCCTGTCCGCCCGCTTTTCCGATACGGGCGTTTCAGACGGCCTTTCCGCCGCCGAAGCCGCCGACCGCGCCATCATGCAGCCGAAAGTGGCCGCCATCCTGTCCGCCCTGGCCGAAGCCGACGGCTACGCGGCCTTTCAGACGGCCTTAAACCAAATGGATTTGTCGGAAAACGATTTGCTGCTGGTGGACAAGCTGGTGGGCGAGTCCGTCCGCGCCTTTGCCGAGGGGCAGAATGAATGACGGCTGCGACGACAACTGACGGATGGGACGGCAATGGCTGAGCAAATCCGCTTCAACACCTTAATCGACCGCGCCGCGTTCGACTTTCTCAAAAGCAAAAAGCTGCTGCCGGGTTTTTCCCATTACGACGTATGGCTGTACGAACACGCCGTGGCCTTTACCGTGGCGAAAATGATGGACAAGGACATGCTGGCCGAAACGAAAGCGGCGGTAGAGGTGGCAATTGCCAACGGCACAGGCTGGCACACCTTCCAAAAGCAGCTCAAACCCTATCTGATGGCACGCGGCTGGTGGGGCGAATCCGTCATGCTCGACCCTGTGGACGGCGCGGCAAAAACCGTACGGCTGGGCAGCACCCGCCGCCTGCGCACCATCTTTCACACCAACTTCCACACCGCCCACGCGGCGGGGCGGTGGGTGCGCGTGCAGGCGGCCAAAGAGGAGCTTCCCTACCTCAAATACCTGCCCAGCGTGGCGGGCGAACGGCGCGAGGCGCACAAGCGTTACTACAACCTCATCCTGCCCGTAGAGCATGAATTGTGGAAACAGATTTTTCCGCCCAACGGCTACGGCTGCCTGTGCGGCGTAATCCAGCTTAGCGAAAAACAGGCCCTGCGCGAACGCAGGGAGGACATCGGAAAAAATCCCGCAGCCTTTACCCCCGAACAAATCGAAAACAGCAAACAAGGCCGCCTGGACGACAAACCCGACATTAAGATGGTGGAGGCCGTCAATCCGCGCACAGGGCAGGTGGTGCGCATCCCCGCCGACATTACCCCGAGCTTCGCCCACAACCACGGCGACAGACTGGGCGCGTTGCAGGCTCTGTTCGGGCAGAAACACGGCAATGATGCGGTGGAAAAAATGATTGCCGAACGGGAAGCCTATCTGTCCGGCAAGGTGTATTTCACGGGTTTGAACACCGTAAACCTGTACAAAGCCCCGCCCGAAAAAGAAGTGGCGCGGCTGGATAAAGACGCGTCGGGCAACAGCCGCCGCCACGAGGCCGAAACGGCGGCGCAATGGCAGCAGGCGCACGGCGTGCGGCTCGAGCCTTACGATTTGGAAAAAGCGGGCGGAAAACCCGACTTCCTCATTGCCGACCAAGACCTGCCGCGCAGCCAGTGGCAGACCATCGATTTTATGTTTACCGAAGACCCCGGCAACGAGTTCAAAATCGGCAAGTTCAACCAATATTTCGCTGATACGGCGAGTCATTGGACAGACCAAGTCAAACAAATACAGAAGCACTTGGCAAAAGCTGACATAGTGCCGCTGGATTTGCGCCGCCTCAATGCCTTGAACAGGGCGAAAGTCCTCGGCTATGTGTTATCATTGCCGCAGGAACAACAAGATAAGATTTACATTATTTTAGGGAAATGAAATGAGCGCACCAGATTACCTGTTTATACGCCATGATAACGGCGAAATGGTAGACTGCTTTATACCGAATAAGTTGTCAGACCCGCTGTTTGACTACATGCAGCCGCGTATGTTTGAAGTTGCCCCAGAAGATGCTGACCCGTTTCAGGGGCAGTTCTTCGGTGGCGTATTGTCCATTACCTCGGTCCCCGCCTCCCGCTACATGGCCGTGTACGACCTCATCATGGAAGCCTGCGACAACGTGGAGCAATTGAAACCGTGCAAGGCGGATTTGCAGAAGGCCTTGCAGGATGACCCGAGGTATCAGGCCGTCTGAAAACCGATAAAACAAAAGCCCGCTTTGTACAAGGGCGGGCTTTTGTTTAGCTTTCATTTTGCCATTTTTCGGCAAGCCATTGAAATTCGGCAAACAGTTTTGGGCGGCATTCCCGCTTGCGCAGGGCTTGTATGTAAATGTTCAATATCTGCCAGTCGGCAATAATCAGGGAGCGTTTCATCCGTTTGTATATCTGCTCGTCGAATGCGTCTTCGCGTATGCCCGCAGCCATAAATTCGTAGTTGTTCAGAATGTCGAGAATGGCGTGGTTACACTCTTCGTTTTCCAACAGCGGCGCACTGCCGATGGCATCAAAGTTGGTATTTGCCTGTTTGAGTTTGGCATAAACGCGGCGCGAACGGATGAGGTTGTCGTCTTTACGGTCGGCCATCACCGCATCTATCGTTGCCCGCTGTTTCCACTGAATGTCGTTGCTGACATGCTGTTTGCGCAGGGCTTTGATTTGCCATCCGGCAAAGACCGCCGATGCAACAATGGCTACTGTTTGTAACCAGTAGCCAAGGGGTTGCCCGAGTATTTGATATTCGGCCATGGTTTAGAAATCCCAGCCTTCCAAGTAAATTTTTCCCATGATTTGAACTCCTTTTGTCTAAGGTTAATCGGATAATTTCAGCAATTCCAGCTTTCGGAATAGGCTTTGTTCATTTGCTGCCTCCTTTCTGCCTCATGCGATGCAGGGGGTGTCGTAAATTTAACAGCTAGAATTTGATTTTTCAACTTTTAAACATCCGTTTTTCAACTTTTTTACCCCCCATGCCGTTTCTTCCGTCAAAAAACCCCCTTAAAACGCCGTTTTCGCGCATCTTGCCGAAACGGCGTTTTCAGTTGTGCGGTTTCTCCGCAACCGCAACCATGATGAGTACGGTTGGAGTGATTTGCAGTGAAGCGGCGCAGCCTGTCCGCGCCCGCACCCGCCGCGATAATGGCGGCATGAACACCAATACCCCCACCATCGAACTGCGCCTTTCCGAAGGCGCACCGTGGCAGCTTGCCCCTCTTGAAGAAGCGACGCAGCCGCGCCGCTTCTCCGGCATTGCCCACAGCGGCAAACCGTTCGGCTCGGGCATGTGGAAAACGGTTATGGACTTCGAGGGCATCCGCCTGAAAGACAAAACCGCCGTCCTCATCGACCACGACGGCCGCCAGCGGGCGGGCGTGTGCACGCTTTCCGTCGTTTCAGACGGCCTCAAAGCCGAGGGCGTGCTTTTGGACAACGAATACGGGCAGGCCGTGGCGCGGGAGTCCGATGCGGGCTTTCCGTGGGAAATGTCGGTATATGTCCAAGCCGGGCGCGTGGAGGAGCTGCCTGTCGGCGCATCCGCCACCGTCAACGGCCATACCCTTGCCGGCCCGATGCTGGTTATGCGCGGGTGCACCATCCGCGAAGTGTCGTTTACCGCCGTGGGCGTGGACGGCAACACCCATGCCGCCGCCCTGAGCGGCCTCATCCCCGAATCCCCAAACCAAGCAGGAAAGGACTGCAAAATGTCTATGACACCCGAAGAAAAGGCGGAGTTTGACCAACTCAAAGCCGACAAGGCCGTTTTGGAGCAAGAGTTGGCCGATTTGAAAAAACGCAAGAAAAAAGCCGACGTTGACGGCAAGCTGTCCGCCGCCGGCTTCAAACAGGGGGAAGACGGCAAGTTTTCCGGCCTATCCGATGCCACCTACGCCATGCTGCTCTCGGCAGACGACAACACCCTGTCAGCCGTGATTGCCGACATCGCCCCCAAAGCGGAAGCGAAACCCGAAATCCCCGAAGCCTTGTTGTCCGACAAACAGGGCGGCCAAGAGCCGGAGGCGGGCGTGAAACTGTCCGCCGCCACCGGAGAAAGCTCGTTCAGCAAAGGAAAACAGTATGTCTAATAAAGTGGAAACCCTAGGCCCGGTTATCGGCGCGTTTTTGAAATACGAAGCCACGCCGCTGACCCGCGTGGCGGCCACCGCCGCCAAAGGCACCAAGGCCGGCACGTTTGTGGACGCGCCGCTGCGCGACGGCAAAAAGCTGCTGGCACTGACCGACGAAGACGGCGGCAAGGTGCTGGTACAGCCGCACAACTGCGTGATTGACCTGTCGCTGGTCAAAGCCGCCGACGTGAACGCGGCCGCTTCCACCGGCGGCAATCTCGAAGGCCTGAAAAAAGACGGCGACCCCTACGGTATCGTCTATCAAGGCACGCCGCAGGCCTAAGCATCAGGCCGTCTGAAAACGGGCTTCCGCCTTCGCGGGCGGCGGCGTTTGAGTTTTCAGACGGCCTCCCATCCCCGAACACACAAAGGAAAACCCATGCTGTCCAGCGAAAGCAAATTCGGCGTACGCGCCCTGACCGACGGGATCAACCGCCTGCCGGTTACCCCCACCCAAATCCGCGATCTCGGCCTGTTCCAATCGCGCTACCTGACAACCACCTATGTGGACGTGGAAGCGCAGGAAGGCACCCTGAAAATCATCCAAAGCCGCCCGCGCGGCACGGAAGGCGAGGGCATCCCCGCCAAAACCCGCAACATCCGCACCTTCAAAATCCCGCACCTGCCGGTAAACGACGTGGTACGCGCCGACGACGTGCAGAACGTCCGCGCTTTCGGCGGCACCCAGGCCGAAAGCGTGATGCAGAAGGTGGAAGACAAGCTCGCCGACGGCAAGCTCGCGCTCGAAATGACGCGCGAACACATGCAGCTCGGCGCATTGCTGGGCAAAGTGCTGGATGCGGACGGCAGCGAAATCGTCAACATCTACACCGCCTTCGGTATGCGCCGCAACACCTACGAATTTGACCTTGCCAACCCCGACACCGAAGTCGGCCGCGTCATCGACGAAACGGTTACCGCCCAGCGCAAACTGCTGCGCGGCACAGTGGCAACGGGCTATATCGCGCTGTGTTCGCCCGAATTTATCGGCGCATTGAAATACCATCCGAAAATCAAGCCGCTGTACGAACGCTACCGCGACGGCGCGATCTACCGCGAGGCCGACATCAACCGCGTGGAGTTCGAGCACAACGGCATCCGCTTCATCCAATACGACGGCGGCATTACCGGCTCGAAAGCCGCCATCGACGCGGGCAAAGCCATCCTGCTGCCCGTATCCCCGCGCCTGTATATGGAGTATTTCGCGCCCGCCGACATGAATCAGACCGTGAACACCGTTGCGCTGCCCTATTACGCCAGCCGCGAGAAGCTGATTCACGACAAAGGCTGGAGCCTGCACATGCAGTCCAACCCGCTGCCGCTGGTTATGCGTCCCGAACTGGTCTCCACGCTGGCGATGAAGTAGGCAAAGAGGCCGTCTGAAATTTTCAGGCAGCCAAACGGACGAAACGCCGCAAAGCGGACTCTGTGGCGTTTCTGATCCGACCTTTGCCGGATAGCAAAGGGAAAGACCGTGCGGATTATTTTCAAGCGGATTGGCAAAATGATTAACTGCAAAGCTATGGCCGCGCGGGTTGCATCCAATGGATTTGAAAGTAAAAAAACAAATGACTTCAATGACTTTAAAAGACAAAGAAAATATGGTAAAAATCATCCGAGGCTTATACGGAGCAGATTTTGCCGCAACGCCCGAACAAATCTCGGAAGAAGTGGCCGCAATTCTCGACAGCATAGTAAAAGAAATTGCCGCATGCACCAAGAAAGTAAAACCGCTTGTCGACAGCTATGAACTTCTCTACACGAGCCTGCCGCTCAGAACGATTGCAGAGCGGCTTTCAGCCAAATTTATCAAAACAACGCTTGACAATATCATCTCTAATTGGACGCAAGAGGCAAAGAAACGGTTTGCAACCCGCGCTTGCACCAACAACATCTTGCTGAAATGGCGCACCCGCCTGCAAGAAGCACTATCCGGCATCTAAGCAAAGGAGGTTTTTATGAACGGGTTTAGCACATTATTAGACTGGATAACCGGCAAAGACAGCAGCGAAGACCCCATCTATCATGCCGTCAAGATTATTTTAGGCTTGGGACTGATTGCGCTCGCCGCATGGCTCGGTTCTGACTAACACCTCCTTGCATTTGCCGCCAAGGTAGGGCGTAGCGACACGTTTTTTGTTTTTTCGCTCTCATACCGTTCGTCGCTCAAAGCGCGTGCCGTACAGCCTTGGCGGCATTCTTGCGCCCAAAATAAACGCTTTACAACACACCCCATCAAAATACCTAAAAACGGATTCCCCATGATTACCCGCGAAGACATGGAGCAACGTTTCGGCACAGCCGAAATCGACGCGCTTACCGACGGCAGCGCAGACACCCTAAACCGCGCCATTGCCGATGCCGAAGCCGAAGCGGCAGGCTATCTGGCCGCCGCAGGTTTCAGACGGCCTTTTGTCCAAACCCCGCGCGTGCTGGTTCTCAAAATCTGCGACATCGCCCGCTACTACCTGCATCAGGACGGCGACATAAGCATTGTGGACAAACGCTACAAGGCCGCCGTGGCGTGGTTTCAGGCCTTAATCCGCAACCCGTCCATGCTCGGCGGCGACGAACCCGCAGCGGCAGACAAGGCGGCATCCGGCCGCTACGCCGTCATCCCCAATGCGCCGGAAGATTTCGACGCTTCAAACCGCAAATTTTAAACGGAGGCCGCCATGCGTCTGACCGTCGATTCCGAACTGCCCGAAGCGCGTGAGCATTTGCAGACGCTCTACCGCGCCCTAAACGGCGACCTGACCCGTCCGATGACGGGCATTGCCGGCATATTGGAAAACAGCACCCGCAAGCGTTTTGACAGCAAAACCGCGCCCGACGGCAGCCTGTGGGCAGGCTTGAAACCCGCCACCCTGCGCGCCAAAGCCTATGCCCAAGCCAAAAGGGGCGGGAAAAAGAACGGGGCGCGCGGCGGCATTCTCGTTGACCGTGGCGATTTGTATGAAAGTCTGACCGGTTTTGCCAACGACAAAATGGCCGTCTTCGGCACGCCGCAGTTTTATGCCGTGTTCCACCAAACCGGCACCCGCCACATGCCCGCCCGCCCGATTTTCGGCCTGTCCGAGCAAAACCGCGCCGACATCCGCGATCTGCTCGCCGAATGGCTGGAAAAAGCCTGGAAGCAATCATGACCCCCTATGCCGACAACATTCTTGCCTGCTATCCCGCCCTCATCGAACGGCTGGCAGCCGTCCCCGGCGTAAAGCGCGTACTGGAAGCCCCCGACCTCGAAGCCCTCGCCGCCGACCGCCGCATCCGCCCCGACGACGGCGCGGTCTATCTGGTCTTCGACGGCTTCACGCCCGCCGAAACCGCAGGCAATGCCGCCAACCTTGCCTTGAAACTGAGCTTCAGCGTCATCCTCGCCAAGCGGCAGTACGCCCCCAACAAAATGCAGTACGGCCAAGACGGCGCGGGCGAAACCCTTACCGCCCTCATCCGCGCCATGCAGGGCTTCGTACCGAAAAACGCCGACGGCCAAAGCCTTGCCGCAGCCCCCTTTTCCGCCCGCGCCGCCCTGCCCATTACCTACGACGAAGGCTACGCCTTCTTTCCCCTGCGCTTCGAAACAAGCGTCGTCATTACCATGAAACGGAGATAAACCATGAGAACCCAAGACCACGGCTTCAAATTTGCCGGCAACGTCCAAGTGCGCAACCGCCGCGAAGCGGGCAGCGGCTTCTACGACATCGGCAACACCACCGCCCTCAAAACCACCCAGAGCGCGGACACCAAAGAACGCGTGTCCCGCCGCAAAGAAACCCACGGCCAGGCACTCGACATCCTCAAAACCCCCAAGCCCGTCGAAATCTCGCTGGAGCTGGACACCTTCGACAAAGACAACCTGGCCGCCGCCATGATGGGCGCGTCCGCCGTCATCGCCGCCGCCGCCCTGACCGTGGCCGACGAAGTGATCGTTATCGGCAAACGCGGCCAAGGCTACAAACTCGCACACGGCAACATCGACGCATCGACCGTGTCCGTGAAAAAAGCCGACGACGACAGCGCGGTAGATGCGGCGCAATACGGCATTACCGCCGCCCCCGGCCTGATAGCCCTGGCCGCCGATTCCACCCTGCCCGACGGCACCGAGCTGAAAGTGTCCTACAAAACCCGCGCCGGCGGCGGCTACAAAATCGACGCGGCGGCGGTGAGCGAATTGGAATGGGAAATCATCGTAGACGGCGAAAACACCGTAACCGGCGAGAAAGGCATCCTGCGCATCCCCTGCGCCAAGCTGGCCGCCGACGGCGATTTCGACTGGTTCAAAGACGACTTCAACACCGCCTCCTTCAAAGGCACGGCGGTACTCGCCGACGGCAACACCGCGCCGTACAGCTTCGAAGTGTACAAATAAACCGTAAAAACAGGCCGTCTGAAAGCGCAAACACGGCTTTCAGACGGCCTCCGTGCCGTTTGGCAACTGTACTCATGATGATTGCGGTTGGGGCTTGCCGCCCAGCCGCTCCCGTATCATGGCTTTGACCCATTGGGAAAAATCCACGCTGTCGGCAAAGGCCAAAAGGTCTTTTTCCGTTTCGCTGTTAAACGAAACATGCTTCTGCACCCGCTTTTTCTCGTAGCGTTTGCGGTTTTGCGCCAGTTTTTCATCAACCATCGGTCTGCTCCTTGATTTTGTAAACGGGTTGGGGTAGAGTTTGGAAAAGTCGGGAGGAAGGGCGGCGTTTCCGCCACCCTTTTTGCTACTGGTTGTATTTTATTACCAAGCGTCGCGAGCGATTAGTAAAAAAATCAACAGGATTAAGAACTTCTGCATTTTCATCACCTCCTTTCTTTTTCGGATTTCCCGCCGCTCCCACGGCGGGATTTCTATTTCCTAATCCATGAAAAGAATTATAAACGTGTACACGTTTATAATCAAGCGTTTTTTAGAAAACAAACAAAAAAAGGCCGTCTGAAATTCAGGTGTTATGTGCGGCAATTGCGAAAACCGGCCTCCGTAATGAAGCCCGTCCGCGCCGTTTGGTGCGGGCGGTTTTTTAATATCCGCGCCAATTGAACGGATTTTGAAAAGGTGGCGTATGAGTGCGGCAAACATCAAGGCGGGTATTGAAATCACGGCGCAAACCGACGGCGCAGACGGCATTGCCAAGCTCGAAGCCGCTGTCGGCAGGCTGGATGCGGCAGCGGCAAAGGCGGGCGGCGGCACAAACGGCCTGACCCGCGCCGGCGGCAGGCTGGGGGCGCAAGCCGACGCACTGCCCGCCAAACTTACCCCCCTGTCGGCCTCCATCTCCGGCATGGGACGCACCATGCTGGCCGCTGCGGGCGTGGGCGGCGGCCTGTATGCCGTGAAAGAGGGTTTGCAGCGCATTTTGGACACTACCGCCGAATTTGCCGCCATCAAATCGCGCATGGAATACGCCTTTTCCGGCGCGGCGGGTGCGGCGGAGCAAATGGAGTGGGTGCGCGGCGTGGCCGCCGATTTGGGCTTGGAGCTCCAATCCGCCGCCAACGGCTACGCGCAGCTTGCCGCCGCCACCAAAAACATCAACCTTTCCACGGCGGACACGCAGCAGGTATTCAAGGGCGTGGCCTCTGCGGCCGCTTCGATGAACCTTTCCACCGAAGAAACCAACGGCGTACTGCTGGCCTTGTCGCAGATTGCCGGTAAAGGCAAAGTCAGCATGGAAGAGCTGCGCGGCCAGCTCGGCGAACGGCTTACGCCCGCAATGGCCGTGGCCGCCAAAGCGATGGGCGTTACCACCGCCGAATTGGAAAAGATGGTGGAAAACGGCATTGCCGCCGAAGACTTCCTGCCCAAATTCGGCGCGGCGATGGAAGAGGCTTTCGGCGGCACGGAGTCGGCCTCTGCTTCCGTAAACCGCCTGAAAAACCGCCTCGACGAATTAATGCTCAAATTCGGCGAAGCGGGCGGCATTTCCGATGCCTACCACGCCGTACTGGCCGACGTGGGCGCGGGTTTGGACAAGCTGGAAGCCGCGCTGGACGGCTTGGACGGCACGCTCACCGGCAACCTGTCGGATGCGTTTGCCGCCGCCTACGACACCGCCAAAACGGGCGCGGCGGAAGTGGCGCACCTGATTGAAAGCGTGATCGGCCAAATCAACGAAGCGGGCAATGCCGTCTCCGCGCTCTTGGGCGGCGGCGGGCAGGATTTCAACCTGCTCAAATCCCTGCTCGACGGCATCAATATCACATTAGGCGCAATCAAAGACGGTTTTGCCGCCATCGGCATTGCCGTGGAAACCTTTGCCGGCGCGGCGCAGTCGGCGGTTGCCTTGGTGTTGGAGGGCTTGGCCAAACTCAGCTTCGGCGAAGTGGCCGCCGGCTTCGAGCGTGCCGCCGCCGAGATGAAAGCCTCGGCGCAGAAACATTTTGCCCAAGCCGAGCAACGCGCCCTGGCGTTTGAGTCGGCCGCCGTGAAAGCGGCCAAACACGCGGCAGAAAGCGAAAGCGAACGCTTCGATCGTTTGGAAACAGAAGCCCGCGCCGCCTATCAGAGCGCGGCCGCCGAAGCGGTCAAAGCGGCGCAGACGGCCAAAGAGGCACAGGAAAAAGCGGCGCAGGCCGCCGGCACGGCGCAGGAAGAGGCGGCCAAAAAAGCGGCGGATGCGGCGGAGCAGGCCGCCCGCAGCAGCGAACGCGCCGCCCTCAAAGCGGAAGGCGCGTGGCAGAAGGCGGCGGTGGAAGCGGGCAAAAGCACCGAAGAAATGGCGCAAATCCGCCGCCCGCTGCTGGATGCGGGCATAGAGGCGGACAACACCGCCGGCAAGGTGTCGGCAATCGGCGGCGCGGCGCAGGGTGCGGCGGCCAAGCTGCGCGAAGCGTTCAAACAAATCGGCGTGGACACCGATGCCGTAACCGAAGGCATCAGCGCGAAAGCCAAACAGGCTTTTGCCGATTTTCAGACGGCCTCCAACCTTGCCCGCGAACAGGGCGTGGACGATGCCCGCCTGATTCGCAACGGCTTCGAGCAGATGATGGCCAAGTTGCAAAGTCCGGCCGAGTTTGCCGCCTTCCGCCGGCAGTTGGCCGACAGCGGCCGCAGCGCCGATTTGACCCGCGCCCAACTGCAACGCCTCAACGAAGCGGCGGAACACGGCGCAGACGGCGCGCGCACGGCCTACGATCGTCTTGCCCAATCCGTCAAAGCCGCCGCCGATGATGCCGCGTTGGAAACGCTGGCGGCACAGGCGCAGCAGGCGTTTTCAGACGGCCTGATTACCGCCGCGCAATACGGCCAAACCCTGTCCGAAGTGAAACGCCGCAGCGCGGAGGTGGCACAGCAGAGCGCGACAATGGGCGACACGGCAAAAGCCGCCCACGAGCAGGCCGCCAACGCCGCCCGCGCCCATGCGGATGCCGAAGCGCAAACCGCCAACGCCGCCGCGCAGGCAGCGCAGGGCGCGGACAAAGCCGCCGCCGGTGCGGTGCGCCGCGTTACCCGCCTGCACGAAGTGTTCTCCACGCAGCACGGCAACATCAGGCTCACGCGCGAAGAGTTTGCCGCACTCAATGCCGAAATCGACCGTTTCAACGTCGGCCAGCCCGAAAGCATGAGCGTAACGCGCTGGATTCAATACAAAAACCAATTGCAGGCGGTCAAAGACGGCTTTGCCGCCATCATCCGCGAAGCCGAAGAGGCGGGCGATGCCGTGTCGCAAATGGCACGCGATGGCACGATTAACCAGCAGGCACTTGCCCGCGCCGCGCAGGCCGCTGCCGAAGCCACCGGCAAGCTCGACTCCGTGCGCCTGACGAAATTGCACGCGCAAATCGACGAAGCGCGGCAGAAGCTGCGCGAAATGCAGAACGAAGCCAAAGAAGCGCGGGAAACTTTGGAGGCGGAACTGGCGGGACTGGACGGCAACGAAGAGGCCGCGCACGAATTGGAGGCGCGGCGCAAGATTGAAGCATGGAAGAAAAAAGCCGCAGAATCGGCGGACGACGGCACGGCGGCCGAATACCGCAAAGCGGCCGAATTGCAGGAGCAGCTCTACCGCCGCCAGCGGGAAAAGCGCGAAGCGGAAAAGCAGGCGAAAGCGGAAAAAACGCCCGATTTGTCCGCCCTGGCCGAGCCGCAGATCAATATCGGCTGGGATGGGGTGGCGGGCTTGATTGAAGAATGGAAAAACGCGCTGGAAAGGCGTGATGCGAAAGTGGCCGATGCGGCGGCGGCGGTCTTAATCGAAAAATTGAAAGACGGCCTGCGGCGGATGGTGTAAAGGATTGGATATGCAGCTCAAACGCAAAGACACCGGCGAAATCCTCGCCCTGCCGGACGATATGCAGTGGCAGGACGAGATGGAATGGAGCGCGGTGGCGCAGGCCGCGCCGCAGCGCACTTTGTCGGGCGGCCTCGTTATCCAGCAGGGGGTAAAGCAAAACGGCCGCCCGGTAACCCTTTCCGGCGATTGGGCGTGGCACAGGCGGGCGGATTTGCTGCGGCTGCGCGGCTGGAGCGACACGGCGGGCTTAATCATGACGCTGACGCTGCCGGACGGCCGCAGTTTCGATACTGCCTTCCGTCTGCACGACAAGCTGTTCGGCAAGGCGGAGGCGGTGGCCTTCCGCACCCCCGAAACGGACGACACGCCTTATCTGGCAACAATTAACTTAATGACGGTATAGCAAAATGGCAAAACTCACACAGCAAGACCTGCGGATTTACCCCTCGCAACGCCTCACCGACACGCCCGACGGCGGCGGCCTGATGGTGGGCGAGCCGCTCACCGGCAAAGACAACGAACTGTTCCCGCCGGTGTCCGATTTGGACAGGACGATGGGCAGTTTTGACGCGCGGCTGGTCTATCCCGGCGTGCTGCGCGACGATGCCGAGCCGCTCTACGGGGCGCATCTGGTTATTTCCGAGCCGCCCCAGGCGCAGAACGTGTCTTATTTGGCGTTTAAAGCAAAAAACTACGGCGAAAGCCGCGCCGATATTCTGCCGCGCATTGAGGCATACAGCGTGCCGACCATCGAAAGCCGCATGACGCTTTTGGGGCGGCATTTGGCGGGCGGTCGGCTGGTGCAGGCCTACCAGCGCGTCGAAGCCCCGCTGCCGAAGGTGGGCGAGCGGTATTGTTTGGAAAACCGCAGCCGCACGCGCCAGCAGTTTTTCCGCATTGCGTCGGTCAAAGACGAAATCCGCACCTTTGAAATCGTACTGCCCAGCGGGCAGACCAAAGAAATCCAACGGCGCGTGCTGAAAATGGAAATTCCCAACGCGCTGGTCGAAGACTTTAAAGGCGTGGACTACCCGGCCGAAGGCTATGCCAATGCCGAAACGCTGGTTTTGGAAACCCATGTGGCCGATTCGGCCAATTATTGCGGCGTGCAGCCTTTGGCCGAAGATTTGGCGGCGGGCGGCGCACAAGTGCTGGTAGAGAGCATTTTTGCCAAACTCGTCCCCACCGCCACGGTGGAAACCGCCGAAGCCGACGCGTATCCGGTGTCTTCCGAGACGTGGGTGCCGTCCGCGCCGCGCCGCAATGTGTTTCAGACGGCCGCCAAAGCCTCGGGCGATATTTGGCTGGAAAATCCGGTACTGCCCGGCAGCATCGAGATAGACGGCTGGGCAGACAACGGACGCGGCCAGCTCGTACGCGGCGGCGAGAGCGTGCAAGCCGACTACCGGCGCGGCCTGATACAGGCCTTTCCCGACAGCTACGGCCTGACCGTGTCCGCCATCCCCGCCGTGCCGGTCAACGCCGCCCGTTTTGCCGCTTTCTTGGAAATCAAAGACAGCAATCAGGGCACGCAGTTTGCCCCGCTGCTGCCGTCCGCCCCTGCCGGGCTGTCGGTGTCGTTTATGTCTTTGGGGGCGTGGTACACGCTCACCGACGAAGGCGGCGGCATTCTGCGCGACGAAGCGGGCGAAGCCTGCGGCACGGTGTCGGCCACAGGCTCGGTTGTCCTTAATCTGCCCGCCCTGCCGGATGTCGGCAGCCGCATTGTTTTCCAATGGGGCGACAAGAGCGTGTTCCAAACCTACGACGCGAAAGAGGCGGGCACGCAGCCGGCGGTCAAAACCCTGGGCGGCGGCGCGGTGCTGCCCGCTGCGGACGGCGGCTTCATCAAGCCCGGCACGCTGCGCCTGTCGTGGAACGGCAAAACGGCCACAGACGAAGCAGGCCGTCTGAAAGGCGCGGCGGCGGGCTATGTCGATTATTACGGCGGGCGGGCGGCCGTTTCAGACGGCCTCGAAGCCGCAGCCGTGGAAATCGCCTATCAGGCCTACACCGGCGAAGCGAAAGAATACAGCGTCGGCAAACAGACCACCGGTGCATTAAACCTCACACTCGGCCGCATCGCGCCCGGCAGCCTGTGCCTGCGCGTGGCCTACACCGCCCGCGCCACGGTGCAGACCGAAAGCTGGGTGCAGATGAAATACAACCGCCTGCAAGCCGGACAGATGGTCAACGGTGCGCAAATCGTCGAAGCGAAAAAACACGATTTGCGGCTGGCCTACGACAAAAAAGAAGTCTACGGCGCACAGGAAATCACCTTTACCGACAACGGCGCGGGCGGCCTGATGGCCGACGGCAAAACCCTGCCCGGCGCAACAATCGACTACGGCACCGGCAAAATCGTCCTGCCCGAACCGGACAGGCTCGGCCTGGCCATCTCCGGCACTTCGCAGGACACCGGCAGCGTCCAAATCCTGCCCGGCGCGTCGCAGGCCGCCGAATACGGCCGCGAGCGCGTGGTTGCCAATGTAGCCTACCAAATTCAGGCCGCCGCCTGCCGCTATCTGGACAGCACCGCCACCCGTCAGGTGCACCTTACCGAAACGCCGTCCAATGTGTGGGCCAACGTACTGCCGCAGTCGGGCGCGCGGCCGGTGCAGGACAGTTGGGCGTTTGACATCGGCGGCGTGCGGCTGATTGAGCGCGGCGGCGTGCTGTATAAAAACTTCAAGCCCGAAACCGGACGCGGCGAAGCGGCAGGCCGTCTGAATTTGGAAAACGGCAACGTGCAGGTATCCGATCCTTCGCTCAATCTGGCCGCGCTGAAAGTAACGGCGGGCATCGTATCCCTCGAACCCAAGCCCGCCTTCAGCTTCTGCGGCCGGGTCGGCGGCGCACCGGTCAAGCCCGAGAGCTTTACCGTCTATGCATCGGGCGGCGGCGGCCTGATTTCCGCCCGCTCCGACGCGGAAGGCAATCTTACGGGAGACTTTACCGGCAAAATCGACTACCGCACCGGCTTTTTCCAAATCGAACGGGAGCGCGGCTTTCTGCCCGACACCCTGCGCTACAACGTGGTGTTGCAGGACGACATCCCGCTCGATTCCTCCGTCATCGGCATCGATTCCGTGCGCCTGCCCGCCGACGGCCGCGTCCCCATCTTCCGCAAGGGCGACATGATCGTCATCGGCAACCGCCTGAAACAAAACCTCGGCAGCGCGTTCACGGCCGGGCAGCGCATCCCGCTGGAGCGGCCGGATGCCGACCGCGTCTGTCTGACTGACGCGGCGGGCAAACACGTCCTGTCCGAGCATTACACCGTATCCGCCGGCACGCTGGCCTTTGCCGACCCGCTGGATTTGTCCGCTTACCAAATGCCGCTGACGGCCGTGCAGGCGTGGGAAGAGGAAAACCGCATTGCCCGCGCCGACATATCGGGCCGTCTGAAACTGCAGTTTCCCGTGTCCCGCGCTTATCCGAAAGCGGGTACCTACGTTTCTTCCGCCCTGATTGCCGGCGATTTGCTGGTACGCGCCAGCGAGCCTTTCTCGCAGCAGACGTGGAGCAGGCATTGGAAAGACGAAATCGACGGCGAAGAAATCCTTGCGCGGCTGGACGTGCGCAACTACCCGTTCAAATTAATCAGCGGCGGCGCGGTAACGCAACGCTGGCTGATTCTGTTTACCTCGGAAAACCAGTTCGAGCTGTACGGCGAAACCCTCGGACTGGTTGCCAAAGGCGACACCCTGTCCGACCTGGCTCCCGCCAACCCCGCCACCGGCAAGCCTTATTTCACGCTGCCGCGCACGGCATTCGGCGGCGGCTGGGCGGCAAGAAACTGCGTGCGTTTCAACACCTACGGCACGCCCACGCCCGTGTGGATTTTGCGCGCCGTGCAGCCCTCGCCCGAGCGGCAGAGCCGCCGCGACGGCTTTACCGCCTGCCTGCGCGGCAACACCGTGGCCGACGGTTGAGGCCGTCTGAAAACCCTCGGGCATCAACGCGGCAATACGTTTCCGAAAAGCCGGATACTGGTCTTTTTGTATCGCCATGCGTTACAATATGGCAAACAGACGCGATACAGACAAATGATACTTTCATTCAGGCACAAAGGGCTGCAAAGGTTTTTTGAAACAGGCAGCAAGGCGGGCATACAGGCCGCCCACGCCCCCAAAATCGCCCGCATACTTGCCCGTCTCAACAGCGCGGCCGACCCCGCCGATATGAATATCGCAGGCTGGCGGCTGCACCCGCTGGCAGGCAGTTTGCAAGGCCATTGGAGCGTTACCGTCAGCGGCAACTGGCGCATTACCTTTACGCTGGAAAACGGCCGTGCCGAAATCGTCGATTATCAAGACTACCACTAGGAAAACCCATGCAGATGCACAACCCCCCGCACCCCGCCGAAACCATCCGAGAGGACATACTGCCCGCTTTGGGATTGAGCGTTACCGAAGCCGCGCGGCAGCTTGGCGTGTCCCGCGTAACCCTTTCCCGCCTGCTAAACGGCAAAGCGGGAATCAGCGCGGACATGGCAATCAGACTGCACGCATGGCTGGGCGAAAACAGCCCCAGCCCCGAAAGCTGGCTGCACCAGCAAGCCGATTACGATTTATGGCAGGCCGGCCAAAAAGAGCGGCCGCACATCATCCCTGCTTATGCCTGAACACGAATCCCGCCCCATGGCGGGATTTTTATTGCAGTGAAACCGCGCAGACCGCGCGGCAGCGGGGTTTTCCCTACCATAGCCTGCCCGACAGAAAGGAAACCCCATGCTGCGCACCGAACGTGTCCCCGTTACCCTCTACACCTCCGAAGACCCCTCCGCGCCCAAGCTCGCAAACGCCGCCGGCGCATTCAAAACCATCCTCAAAGCCTGCCTGCTTACCGGCTACGGCGCGAAAGCCGCCGCAGGCTGGGAGGCGGCTTTTGAAGGCAACAACAAAATCGCCCTGCGCCCCGCCGACCCCAAATCGCCGCGCGGCCTCATCCGCATCGACAACGGCACGGCCGGCATTGCCTACATACAGGCCTACACCGCCATGAGCGGCATCGACAGCGGCGAAGCGGTATTCAACCAAACACAGAACCTGCATCTGACCGACTATTCTTACCAAACACGCAAATGGTGGCTGATTGCCTGCCCGCGCGGCTTTGCCTTTTTTGCGGAAGGGCGCGGCGGCGGCTGCCGCTATCTGTATTTCGGCGACTTTCCCACGCTCTCGGCGGGCGACAACGGCAATATGGTTTGCATCGGCTCCTTCGGCCAATCCTACGGGCAAAACATTGTTCCAAGGGGGTTTTATTCGCGCGGTGGTAGCGCATACACTTTTGCCGCGCTGCTCAAATCCTACGACGGCCTGAGAAAAGGCGCGGGCGCAAATCTGCAAACTGCCGCATTTTCTCTATATTCTGCAAACGAGACTCCGCAGGAATACCCCTCGCCTGTTTCCGGCGGCTTTTCCGCCTTCCCCGTATACATTATGGAATACGCCAACAGCCTCACTATGCCGCGCGGGCTGCTGCCGGGCATCTCTGCCGTGGCCGAGCGTATGTCCGCCGTTCCCGTCGGCACCCGTTTTGACCAGCTCGCCGGCGAAAATTTCATCTGCATGGACTTTGGCGACGGCAACCAGCGCGATACCGCCGTTTTGGTAAACACCTCATATTGGGAAATATGATGAACAGCGTTTTTGCCCCGCGCATCCTCACATGGCGGCGGACGCGCCATGCCGTGCCGCAGAATCAGGTTTTTGCCGCCCGGTTTGTGCAGTACAGGGAACGCAACCACGGGCGCGGCATCATCGCCGGACGCGGTATCGGCATCGTTACCGTCGGCGGCAGGCCCGCATCCCGCCGCATCCTGCTGATTGAGCGCGAGCGTTTCAAAGTCATCGACGACACCTGGTCTGCCGACGACGGCAGCTATCTGTTCGAGCAATTGGACACCGGACAGGATTTCCTTGTCATCGCCCTCGACCACAAGCGGCAATACGAACCCGTTTGTTACGACTACGTCCGCGCCGTGGAAGATACCCCCTAAGCGCGCAGGGTGTGTCGCTTGCGACGCACGCGTCCTATGCCGCAAGGTCTGAACATGTCCGATTCCGTCAAATACAACGCCCTGCCGCTGCCCTTTGGGCGGCCTCTGTCCGGCACAAACGCCGCCGCCCTGCCGCTGCCCTTTGCGCGCCTGTTGGGGCAGACGGAGGAGGGCGGCAGTCTGCCCGATCCGTCTGATCCGCCCGCGCCGCCGCCAAGCCGCCGCGTGCCGGTAGCCGCCGCTTTCGCGTTTCCGAATGCCGCCGCAGCGGGGGCTGTCGGGTGCCTGAATGCCTTTTCAGACGGCCTCGAAGTACAGGCCGCGCCCCGCTTTGTGCAGAGCGAAAGCCTGCCGCTCTCCGCCTGCCTGCGCTCCGCCGTGGTTGGCATGCAAGAGCTGCGCCGCTGCGCCGCCCAAAACACAAGCGTTTCAGACGGCCTCCAACGCCGCACCGCTATCCGCTACGGCAAGGCGGAACAACTGCGCCGCTGCACCGCCGCCCATACCGGCCGCTACGCCAAGCTGCGCCGCTGCACCGAAGCGGTGTTGTCCGCCCTGTCGCAGGCACGCGCCTGCACCGTGCAAACCACCACCGCACAGCAGCCGCTGGCACGCTGCGCCGCACTCGGCCTGCTGCACAAACAGCCGCTTTGCGCCTGCCTGCGCACACGCCACAGCGCAGCCCTGCGCCCGCCGTGCGAATGGCACGACATCCCCATACCGACCCCGCCCGATCCCGAAACCCATCTGTGCGGCAAACGCCCCAAGTCCGACCGCCTGCCGCTGCCGCTGCGCCGCCGCCACATCGTCCACCATCCCGCCGCCGTGCCGCTGCCCTTTGCCTGCGATGCGCAGGCGCACACGCCCATTTTGAAGGTTTACATGATTGAAAACAAAATCCGCGCCACAGCGGGCGGCAAACCGCTGGAACTCTTTTCCGCCTCGTTCACCGCCGACACTTCCGGCTACTGCTGGCTGGGCAGCCTGACCATCCCGCCCGAAGACTTCGCCCGCCTGGATATGGACGGGCGCGAAAAAGGCCGCGAAGCCCTGATTGAAGCAGACATCAACGGCGAAACCTTCGCCATACTCGCAGAGGAATACCGCGACAACCGCAGCTTCGGCCAAAAAAGCTACACCGTTTCCGGCCGCAGCCGCAGCGCACGGCTGGGCGAAAGCTACGCCGCACGGCGCGGCGGCCTCATCGACAACCCGATCTACGCCCGTCAGATTGCCGATCAGGCCCTTAAATACAGCGGCATCCGCATTGCCGACTGGCAGGCCGCCGACTGGCTGATACCCGGCGGCATCTATTCCACCGAAGGCAAGACCCCGATGGCCGTGGTGCGCGAGCTGGCCGAAACGGCGGGCGCGTTCGTATACAGCCATCCGGCGCGCGGCGAAATCTCCGTCCTGCCCAAACGCAAAGCCCCCGCCTGGCAGCAGGCCGCGCCCGACCGCGTCATCCCCGCCTCCGTCATCGTCAGAATCAGCGGCAGCCTGTCCGTCCGCCCCACCGCCTCCGGCGTATTCGTTTATGCCGAACACAATCAGGGCAAAGCCGCCGACGTGTACAAAAAAGGCAGCAGCCGCGAACCCCGCGCCGCCGCCCTGATCGGCCCGCTCTACACCGATTTGTCCGTTCTCGAAGCCGCCGGAGTCGCCGCCCTCAACGAAGCGGGCACGCACAAAACCGAATCCGTAACCCTGCCCGTAGCGGAAAAATACGCCATATCCCGCGCCGAATTGGGCGAAATCTGGGAAATCCAAGAGCCAAGCGGCAACTGGCAGGGCGTGGTAACCGGCCTGACCCTGTCCGTCGAAATCGAAAACGACGCGCCCGTCGTCATGCAAACCGTCAGCATAGACCGCTACATCGCCGACTAGCCGCGCACGCGTCCTATGCCGCAAAGCACCCCCGCCGGATAACGGCAAAGGCCGTCTGAAAACCAAAAGGAAAGCCCGTGAACCTCTACCAACAACTCATCAGCCTCACCGACCGCCACACCCGCGCCGCCGCCACACTCACCACCGATCTCGGCGGCGGCACATGGCAGGCGCAAACGCAAAGCGGCCGCACCGTCATCCTGCGCGGGCAGGGCGAAGCGGGGCGGCGCGTGTTCTACGACGCAGGCACGGGCAGCATCCTAGCCCCCGCGCCCGATTCGGACATAAGCGATATTGCCGTATGAGTGAAGCGGTACACGGCGCAACAGGCCGTCTGAAAAGACACAATCAAGATAAGGGAAAACAGCGGCGCAAACCGCAACGGCCGCAACAGGCCGTCTGAAAACAAAGGAAAAACCATGCCCATCGAAACAAGCACTTCCGCCGCCTACCTGTACAGCATAGGCGGCATCGGCATCGTCGGCACCCTGTTCGGCATGCCGCTGGACGCGCTGATACTCGGCGGCTTATCCGGCGCGGTGGTGCGCGGCCTGCATCCGGCCGCCTCGCGCCAAGCCGGCTTCTTCTCCATCCTGCTGTCCATGCTTCTGGCCGGCGCGGTTTCGCCCGTGCTGGCCGAATGGCTGGTGCAGCGCGGCGCACTCGACCCGCAGCGCGCCGCCGAACTGCTCAAACCCCTGCTGCCCGTCGTGCTTGGCGGCGGCTGGCCGTGGCTGCTGCCGCTGGTGCGCGAGCATATCTTAGGCCGTCTGAAAAAGGAGGACAAAGCATGAACGCCCCATCCCTGATGAATCTTGCCAACCTCGCATCCGCGCTGCTCATCTTCGTGCACTGCGCCTGCCGCCTCACCGTGCAACGCTGGACGCTGCGCCAGCCCGAATTGTGGATACACGCCGTCTTGCTCGCTTCCGCCGTCGGCGTGGCCGCCTCTTCGGCCGACACCGCCAACCCGCACGAAGTCATCCTCAACGCCGCCACAGCCGCCTACTTCGCCGCCCAGACCTGGCGTTTGCGAAACAGCAGGGCGCGCAACTGGTAGGCCGTCTGAAAAGCAGGCAGGCAGGACAAACGCGTGCGTGGCTGCGCCACACACCCTACCCAAACCACAGAGGCCGTCTGAAAAAACACGTAGGGTGTGTCGCCAAAGCGACGCACGCGTCCCAAACCCCGCAACAGACACCCCTACCGCCAAAGCAAAAACCGCGTGCGCGGCTGCGCCACACCCCACGCGGAAATCAGCCGGTGCGTGCCGCACCGGCCGCGCACGCAGCCTTTACAGCATCCGCCCCAGCATCTGCCGCACGGGCGCGGGGTCTTGGAGGCCGTCGGCAAGCCGCGTCAGGCTGTGTTTGGCGGAGTGCAGCCACGTATGCGGCTCTTGCGAGAGCGAGAAAGCGCGGCCTGCGTAGTGGCTGCCCAAGCCGCGCAGCGAATCGGACAGCGGGCGCAGGAAGTCCATGCTGTCGGAAAGATATTTCAGGCACACGGCAAGATTGTGGATTTCATGGTCGGCCAGATGTTTTTCAGACGGCCTGTCCGGCCGCTCCAACACCTCGCCCGTCAAAGCATTGTCCAGCGTCAGCGCGTGGACATAGCGCACCGCATCGGGCAGGATTTCGCGCGGCAAATCCTCGATTTTCTCCACGCCGAAACGCTGATGCACCATATTGTAGGCGGTGGAATAGTCCACCCGCCGCAGCCCCACCAAAGCGGACACCGCCTGCCGCAGCGGCGTGCGCTCGTCAACGGAAGTCGGGGCGGATTCGGCTTTCAGACGGCCTGTAACCACCGCGTCAAAGGTGCGGATGACCAGCAGGAAGAATTTGGCGGAAATCCAAGTGGCGTAGGCGTAAACCAGTTCCTTGCACACAAACGTGCCGCGGTTTTTGCCGCCGTGTACCACTTCGGCAGCCTTGCCGCCTTGCGCTTCGATTTCGGCGATCAGCTCTTGGGTTTGGGAAATGCGCAGCCAGTTGGCTGGTTTGTGATTGTCGCAGCCGCCTGCTGCTTTGTGCAGGTCGTTCAGATTGTAGAGTTGGTTTTCGGTTTGGCGCACGGCCACGTTTGAGATTTGAATTGAGTTCATGATGAACACCTTTGTAAATTGATTGATGAGATGCCGCAAAAGGGCGGCGGGCTTCAATCACCGTACAAAGTCGGCGGAACTTATTTCCCGAAGGTGTTGTATTCGTTCTCTCGACCCGCCATTGACTGGGATTTTTCAAGTCTCATATTTGAGCCTTGAAATAAAATCAATGACTTAATCCGTGTATTTTTTGTTCAGGCACAAAAAAGCCGCGCTATCGGGGCGATTTGAACCGCTTTGTAAAGTGATGAGCGGATTATCATTCACGGCTTTATTTTTTGTCAATCACTTTTTTAAAAATCCATGTGCGCAAAATTGCGCTTATGGCAAAAATCAACGACTTAGCTTAAAAAAATCCGCAGAAAGGGCTTGACTGTATTACTGCTTTTTATTATAATACGCCTCATGGATTAGGAAATAAGAAACCCGCCGTTGGAGGCGGCGGGAATCCGAAAAAGAAAGGAGGTGATGAAAATGCAGAAGTTCCTAATCTTCGTGATTTTGCTTCTTATCAGCTTGCCGGCATATTAAGAAGTAGAATCTAAGCAGTAAAAAGGGCGGCAGAACACCGCTGCCCTTCCTCCAATCTTTTGAAAACTATACCACAAGGAAAAACATCATGGCAAACGCCAATACGGAACACAGTAAAAAACTGCGTCAGCAAACGGCGGCCAAGTGGCAGCGGGAAAAGCTGGCCAGCGGCGAAAGGCGCACCATGACAATCAACGGCAAAGCCGCCGAAATGGACATTATCGACGCGGCCATAGCCAAAGCGGGCGGCAGCCGTACGCAGGCTTTGCTGAAAATCTGCAAAGAATGGCTGGGGGAGTAGCTTTAGGGCGGTGCAGGCGCAAAAGACAAAGGGCACCGGATAAATCCGATGCCCTATCACGACGGCAGGCAGCTTGTCATCGCTTAGTGCCTGCCGCCGGCTGCCCATTTTGCAGGACAGTCTTACAAGCCCCTTGCGGGAACATTGGCAGTTTAGTACAGCCTTAATGCGTTGGCAACCGCTGTTTTGATGGAGGCAAAGTCGTCTATACCGATTACGGGGACGCAGCGCTCGCCGTTGGCGGGTTTGTAACGATCCAGCCGTGCCAGAGATACGGTGGCGGGCATGTCGCATTTTGCCCAGCATTCGATATGTTGCTTGTCGGGCAGGGGGTTGACGCTCATTTTGTGGTGGTAGGCGGCGTATATAGCCGGCTCGGTGGAACTCAACGGCACAATGGTTACGAGTTGGCCGTTGTGCCGGTGGCGGGCCAGTACGACAACTGGCCGCTTTTTTATCATTTCGGGTTCTTCGTAGCCGCGAAAGTCGCATATAACGACGCTGCGTTCTCTTGGTTGGAACTTTAATGCCATGATATTTAAGTGCTTGCGATGACTCGGCAATCATAACGAAGTGCAGGATGGGGTACAAGGTTTTTTTAAAATCTCACTACACAGATTTATGTAGTAAAATAAAATCAACGGCTTAACTTGTTTACAGGCAGCAAAAATCCGCAGAAAGGGTTTGACTTTTTTATATAGTAGCCATATAATACAACCATTCAGAAACACTTACGCCCCATCGGGGGCAACCGACAGGGCGAAGTTAAGGCTGAATGGAAAGGCTGTACAAAATGGCTAAAATTGTTTTCATACTGTTTCTGCTGTTAGTCGCTAGCAACGTCTACTAAGCATAAGTAAGTAAACAAGGGGTGGCAGAACACCGCGCCCCTTTAGCCAAACCATTCAGCTGCATACTTTACCGTTAAATTGATTTTTTTACAAGGGCAACATCATGGCAAACAGCAACAGCGAACATTCCAAAAAACTGCGTCAGCAAACAGCCGCCGCATTTGCGCGTGCCAAGCTTCAAAGCGGCGAGTATGTGCAAATGTCGGTCAAAGGCAAGGCAGAGGATATGGCAGTGATCCGCGCCGCCATGGACAAGGCGGGCGGATCGAATGTGCAGGCCTTGCTGAAAATCTGCAAGGAATGGCTGGGGGAGTAGCTTTCAGACGGCCTCAAAGCAAGAAAGGAAAAGCAAATGAATGAAAACCTCAAACTCGACAACACGGGCTATGCCCTGCTTGCCCGCTTCGAAGGCACGCGCAGCCGCGCCTATCTCGACAGCGCGGGGATTCCGACAATAGGCATCGGCTTCATCCGCTACACGCTGGGCGCACGCGCAGGCCAGCGCGTGAAAATGGGCGACAGCATGAGCGAAGCCGAAATCCGCGCCGAATTTCTCAACCAGGTGCAAAGCTACGAAGCGGCGGTGCGCCAATACGTCCGCGCCCCGCTCACCCAGTCGCAGTTTAACGCCTGCGTTTCGCTCTGCTACAACATCGGCACAGCGGCCTTTGCCAAATCCTCCGCCGTGCGCCTGCTGAACGAAAAACGCTATCAGGCCGCCTGCGCCGCCTTTGCCCTGTGGAACAAAGCAGGCGGGCGCGTGGTGCGCGGGCTGGAAAACCGCCGCAAAGAAGAACAGAAAGAGTTTTTCAGGAACGGTTGAGCGCGTCCAGCGCGGCACGGGCGAGAAAGCCGCTGCGTGTTTCATGGTGTATGGCGGTGTATTCGTCCACGCGGTCGAGCAAATACTGCGGCCAGCTCACATTGAAGCGCGTCTGTTTGGAAAACACGGTTTCATCCACCTCTACCAACACCCACATAAGCGCGTCGGCATAATCGGGCAGGCTGCGCAGCTCGGCAATGCCGCGCGGCGCGGTAACATATTCCAAGCTCTCGGCAATCATGCCCTCAATGTGGAACGCGGCGGCGGCTTTCGCGTCGGCCAAGGCCTCCTCCACCGTATCGCCCACAGGATAGCAGCCGGGCAGGTCGGGAATGACTATGCCGTAGCCGCTTTGCCCCGCATCTTGAAACAGGGCGGCCGGATAGTAAATCATGCTTTGTCCTTTTTTCGGATATGGCAGGGAAAGCCCCTTGCGGGGCGTTTGTTTCAAAAATCCAAACCCGATTTCTTTTTTGCATCTTTCAGTTGCCCCAAAGATACGTCTTTTTCGGGATGGCTGATGGTAATCAAGTGTGGAACGCCGTCTTTCTTAAACTGATGGTGGCTGCCTTTCACTCGGACAAGCTGCCAGCCGCCGGCTTCGAGAATAGCGATTAACTCCCTGCTTTTCATATCCTTTCCTTGTTTGTTTAAGATGTGTGTATTATTACACAAAAAGCAAGTAAGGGCAAGCGTTTTGTGTATTTTTGGAGAAAATTAATGTTGTTTTTAAAACATTGGAAACCCGCCCTTGCCGCCGCCCTCTGTGTTGCGCTGTTTGCCGCATGGCAGGCCGACCGCGCCGCGCAATACAGACGCGGGCAGGCCGACAAGGCCGCCGAAATCAGCCTTGCGCTGGCAGAAGCGGCGCAGAAGCAGGCTGCAGCCGCGCGGCAGGCGAGCGCAGACTATCAGGCCGCAAAGGCCGAACGCGAGCAGAAAGAAAGGATACGCTATGTGCAAGTGCAGAAAACCATCGAACGCCCTGTTTACCATACTGACTGCATCGATACTGACGGCCTGCGCCAACTCAACGCCGCCATCGCAGAATAAACCGCCCGCCGATTTGGTGCAGCCCTGCGCCAAGTTGCAGCCATTGGACGGAACGACGGGCGCGGACATCCTGCCCTGGGCATTGCAGACCGTGCATCTGTACAAAGACTGCGCCGAGAGACACAACGCGCTGGTTTCGGTGTTCAAGTAAAACCCGCATACTCAATCCAGCAAATCAGCCACTTCGGCCATATCAGGGTTGTAATAGACATTGAGCAAAATCCGCAAATCCCTGTGGCCGCTGATTTTTGCCAGCGTTTCCACGGGGACTTTTTTTGCCATCCGCGTCAAGGCTTCGCGGCGGCTGTCGTGAAAGTGCAAATCCGCAATGCCGCAACTGTCGCGGGCGCGGCGGAACACGACATCCAGCGTTCCCGTATCCAGCGCGAAGACGCGGGTGTCGTCTATGCCGCGCAATTGCTCCAAGATAGACAAGGCGCGGCGCGACAAAGGAACATCGCGGCTGTGGCCGTTTTTCGTCATGGGCAGATGAGCGAGACGGCGTTTGAAATCAATGTCCCGCCACTTCAGACCACAGATTTCGCCTGCCCGCATCGCTGTTTCCACCGCAAACAGAAACGCCGCCGCCGCCCGCTGGTAAACCAGCTCGGGCTTGGCATCGGACGAGTAGAGCAGGGCGGTGCAGAGTGCGTCAATCTCGCTTTCAGACGGCCTGCGCGTGCGGGCTTTCGGTTCTTTGGGTTTGCTGATTTTGGACAAAGGATTTTCCCGCAGCAGCCCCCATTCCTTTACGGCATGGGTACAGATGGCAGACAAGATGCCGATTTCACGCAGCACGCTGCCCGCCGATACCTGCTGCAGCCGCCTGTCGCGCCAGTCGGCAAAGTGCTGTGGCCGCAGGTCGTCAAGGCGAATTTCAGCCAGCGGATCGCGCAGAAATGCCCGGATGCGCAAACCCTCGAACTTCGCGCCGCGCCGCGTCGGGGTTACGCTGCTCAAGTAACGCTGTAAAATGTCGGCGAAATAAGTATTGCGGTCGGCGTTGCCCTGCACGCCGTCAAGAATCAGCGTCTCCATCCGCGCCGCCCACGCTTTCGCATCCGCATGCCGCTCGAAAGTGGCGGACTTGGAAACGCCGCGAAGACGGACTTGGGCGCGGTATTTTCCGTTGCGCTGGGTAATGGTTGCCAT